CCTTCAGACCGTGCCGCGTCCAATTCGCTTTCCAGCTTTTCGAACTCGTGCGGTTTCATCTTGGCGATTTGTGAAGCTTTCCAAACCCGTTTACCGTCTGTGCTTTCAGCCTTAACTTCCCGTGCAGGGGTTTTTGTTACGGCTTCTGCAGCAGATGCAGACTTGGTTTTCTTCTTGGTAGTCGTTAAGCCTGTGTCGGCTTTGTAGAGGTCTATGACCCGTGCCGCCCATTTTACGTCGGTACTATTTTTGTAGATACCTTCTGCAATAGAGCTAGGCTGCTCTTCTAGCCATGAAAGAAACTGCTGGTCCGTTTTGATTTCATTAAAGTCGGGGTGCAATCTGAGAAGCTGCTCGTAGGCGTTTTTCTTCTCTAGGGCTTGTTCCCGTTCCTTAATCGAACCCAGTTCTTCACGGAGTTTTGCAACCTGTGTTTCGGTTTGCATACTTGAAACCGTTTGAACAACCTCGAAGACATCTGGGTAGCGTTCCTTGAACTCTTCCAGTTCTTCTTGTGTTCGCGGTGGAGTTACGCCTCGTGGCATTTCCGCCGCACGGTCTGTCATTGTCTTGCGAAGGCTTTCGATTTCACCTTTGAACTCGTTTACCTTGTCGTCATAATGACGCTTCAAGTCATCATACCGTTTTTTGTAGTCGTGGTCGTCCGAAGCTTCCTTCTTCTGTTCCACGAAACTATCGCCCGCTTCGTTTTGCTGAGTAGCCGCTTCTTTTTCTACGGGGTCAGCATCTTGTTGGGCTTCTGCACCCGCCTCATCTTCTTCGTCCTTGTAGACTTCATCGCGGTACTTTCCACGATAGAGACTTTCATTGTTGACGGTTCCGAATGAGTCGTTTGCTTTATTGGCACGGTGGCCTCTTGCTTTTGCCATTTTATTTACCTCACTTGCGGGGCCACATGGCTGTGGGTAGCCGCTCCGGTTGTGCTGGGGCCACGAACTCGTGGGTAGCCAGCGGATTCTTTACTTACTAGGAGTAAATTCGTAATTCATAAAAGAGTCCTCATATAAGGTTCCCTTGCCTAGCGAGGATGGGGTGAGCATTTCTGCAGCACTCGCTAAGACTGCTAAAGGTGGGGTGGCTACGGTTGCCACTTTAACAATGGCTCGTCCTGCCAACTTCCCAGCAGATTTAGGGTCGTTCTTTAATGTTTCAATAAAATTAATTCTTGACTTGTCGTCGTGGAAGACTTGTTCTTGAAGAAACATCGCCATACTTTCAAGAGAACGTTTTCCAGATAGATAGTCTTCTTTAAGTCCTTCTACAAACTTTATACTTTTATTCAATTCAGATTTTGTCATTTTTGAAGCGTATTCAGTTTTCTTTTTTCCTTGAACTTTCCAAGCTTCTATTACGCCATCAAAAAGTTCGTCGACTGTAGCCTTGCGACTTTTAATTACCTGATTGCCTTTTCCGGCACCTGCAGCAAATCGTCTTGCTCGTTTAACGTCTGGCGTGTGGAATTTACCCACATCCTCTTTACCGTAACCGTAGTCTGTTGCAACTACCTTTGATGAGTCTAGGGGTTCGCCGCGATATAGGGTGACCTTATCACCCGCTGCGAACTTTTTTCTATCAATGAAGCCCCCCTCTGCGGCCCCAACAGGCTGCTGCCCGTTCTCTTCGATGCGCTGTTCGGTTTTCCGAATGCCTCGCTTATTAATCTTTTCTAGGCGGTCCTCGCCAATGATATCTACTAGGTGCGGTGCAATCTTGACTTCACCGCTAGATACTGCAATATCAATGAGGTTTGAATGCCGCTCAAAATTGTCTGTGGAAAGACCCCGGCGAACCGCTTCCTTCTGAGCATCCATAATCATTTTACGGATGTCTTGCTCTCCGGCGAACTCAACGGCAGCAGCATTTATGATGTAGGTACCCTCTGGAACGCTGTCAGGGCGATTGTCAGCGACTTTAGCACCTTCAGTGACCTGAGATGGCGGAGCGTCGATAAAACCGCTCTGCGAGGCTTGTACCCCTGCTGGCGGGGTTCCGAAGGCGTAGCCCTGTACTTTACCGCCTCTGGCGTGGCTAAGTCCATAACCGCCCCCTGCACCGCCTGCACTTCTGTCGTTTGAGCCTATATCTCTATCATCTCCGCCGCCGCCGCCACTACTTCGTTCAATCTCTCTTTGAGATTGTTCGGCCCTTGCTCTATCATAAGCAGCTTGGGCTTCTCGTTCCTGCCGCTCCTGCTGTTTAGCTGCTTCCGCCGCTGCCTTTTCACTCTTTATACTCTGGATGTTTTGGGCAACAGTACCCTTACCGCTACGGGCCTTGTCTAAAACACTTTTAGCTTGGTCTACAGTTATTCCGTTGGTTGAAGCAAGGGCTTCTAGGTCGCTGGCTCTACCATATGCGGAAGTTCTACCGTAACCGTCCATGTAGCTGCCGTTGTTTGTATAGCGACCGCCGTTACCAAGGTCGTTAGAGTATCCCGCATCCTCGAACCGAACCGCATCCTTACCAGTGTAGTCAAAACCAAAGGTTCCGCCGAAGGTGCTGGGGACAAAACCCCTTTGAATAGCTTCCATGTTTTTAAGAGTAGAGTTGTCAAGACCTCTCATGTTGCCCGTGTAAACTCCGGTTCCAGCCCGCCGGGTAATACCCCCCGAACCAACACCACTGCCAAACTGCATAGAAAAACCAATATCCACGCCTGTTAGTCCACGGCTAGATGCAACAGGGTTTCCATAGGCATCCGTTTCTTCGTCGCCTGCTGTCATAAACTGACCAGCCATAGGGCCAGTTGTGTGAGCAGCCATTACTGCTCTATTGATAGACCTGTCATTATACTGACGAGAATGGACTGCATCTGCTACGATACCCAGCATACCGTCTGGTCTAGCACTAATCTCACCAAAAGCATTTTTAACAGTCTTATCACTGAATACTGCAGAGCCGACAAGAGCCATGGGTGCGCCTACAGCAGAAAAAAGACCTTTCATAGCCGTTTTACCAGAAACTTTAGTGGGGTCTACGGCTGCTTCCATATTTTCCATTGTGGAATTTAGCTGGGAAGAAAACCCTGCTGAAAGATTTATATCGGACCAGTTGCCTTGTACAAATGGCTCCATAACATTTTCGATAAACCCCAAGCGGTCCTTCATTCCCGGCGGGTTTTCTGCCCTTATATAATCTGAGTAGTTATTGTACTGGTGATGGCCTGTTTCTAAATCCGTATTATAACTAATCCCGGTTCCGCCCGGAAACATGGATTCGCCACTCCGTATTCCTGTGGCTTCTAGGGCGTTTATTGCGTCATCTTGGGTATCACCACGGTCACCTTGTTCTCCGGCAATCCCATATTCTTCTAGTTTGGTAATATCGTCTCCACCACCCACATCAATACCGGTGTCCGTTAAAGATGGGATATCAAGAAACTGATTGTAGAAATTTACAAAGCTGCTTTGATATGTAGGTAAATCCACGGCTTCTTGTCCTGCAAAGTACGACTCCGTACCATACAGGTCTTGATTTACCCCAGCAACTGTAATTCTATCCGCCATTCTTAACTATTGCCTCGTGATTAACCTTCAGTTGAAGGAGGGTTTCCAGTAAAGCCGCTTTCCCCTGCAGTTGGCGCAGTTCCGACTCCGATTGTGCCGTTACCAGACCCCTGTGCGTCTGTTCCTTCAGGACTAGGAGATACGCCTCCAGCCCCTGCCATACCTGCGGCTGTGCCATCAGCGGCCCCAGCAGCCTCGCCTGTTCCTTGCTGTACATTTGCCATCATTCCTTTTAACATCTGTGCGTAGAGTTGTGCTTGGTTAGCATCGTTAACTAGGCTGTCGGGGTCGATGTCCTGAGAGATAGCGAGTTCGCGCATCAGGTTTGGAATCTTGATGAACGGTGCCAACATAGGATTTGCAACAGTTTGCAATAGTGATGTGAGGCGTTGGGTGCGAACCTCTTTTTGCATCACGGCTGCAACACCGCGTGGTTTAATCTCTAAGTCGCCTTGGATATCTTCTGCGTCTTCATTGAACTGCATGTTCCATTGGAAATAGGCTTCGCCTAATGGCTTGAGAAGCATATCATCAATATTCTTAATGACAGTCTTCATAGAAAGACCAGCGGAACCCATCAACATAGAAAGACCAGCGGCGGTTCGCCCAGTTCCGGTTACACCTGTCTGACCGTGCATGATTGAGGGGATGCCTGTCTCTTCATCAGCAAGCTGACGACTAATCTGGTACATCTGCAGGTTCTCTCCTGCGGTGTTCGGAAACTTCAAGCCGTTGATAGCTGTTCCGGTAACGCCAGACTGACGACGAAATATCTTGCCGGGGAAAATATCCATGTTCTGACCCGGAACCAAGCTGGCTTCATCCACGTCAAAAACAAGGTTACCTGCAAGTGCCAAGTTGTCGATAGCCATGCGAACATGACCGTTCATCAACTTCTGAGCATCTTCCATGTTCTCTGCTACGCCAACACCCCATAGCTGGTATGGATTGACTTCGTATGGAAAGACTTGGTAAGGAATGCGGGCTGGCGTAAATGGGTTTAGGACACAGCGAATTACCATGTTGCCACAAACCCAGACGTTCACCTGCAACTCATCGAACTCAGACATGTCGTCCGCTTCAGCAAGACCGGCCTCATATGCCATCTGGGAATCCAAGACACCCCAATACTCTAGGACCTCATAACGACTGCCTTGGTAGTACGGCTCAGTTTCGTCTTCGCGAATAGTGTCCTCGTAATACTTGTCCTCGTAATTAGGACCTTTAGCGAGACATTCTTCGACAGCCTCTGCAATAAAGTGAGGGCGTTTCATCAGTGCGCGAAGCTGTTGACGATTCATACGATGACGTTGAATTACGTATTCGCAGTCTTCAATGCTAGTAGCAGACGGGTCAGGGTGGAAATCCCATACTGACACCATTTCAATCCGTGGAACGGTCTTTTCAATTGGTACGTATTCCCGCTCACCATCCTCGTTACGCTCCCATTTATGAATGCGCTTGTAGAAATTGAACGGTCCTTTTACGATACCCGTACCCAGAAGGGCAGATTCGAACACAGAATTACGCATAACGTTGACTGCGTTCGTGTCGGTTAACTGGTCGTGAATAACCTTTTCCATTCGAAGGGCTGCTTCTTGTGCAGGACTAATCTGGGGTTCGCCCATAAGAGCCGGACCTTCAGCTAGTGGAAGCTGTCCGTATTTACCTTGCAAACCGCCTAAGAAGTCTCCACCGGGTTTTGCACTCAAA